GTCGCCGTCGATACATTTACCCCATTAACATATAAAACTATATTAGTTCCGTCGTAAGTTCCAACTAAATGATAAAAGTTAGCTGTTCCTAATGTCGCAGTGTAATATGTTGTTTCATTCGTTCTATTGTTTCTAGAGCGCACGAGCGCTAGTCGTCTACTACCTGCATTATATTCATAGTCAATACGAAAGGCTGTGCTCTCACTTCCAGAACTTATAAAGGTTTGTATACCGCTCGCAATTTCTGTCCGTTGTTTAACCCATAAGGAAAACGACACCGCACCATCGGAAACTACATACCCTGTCCTGCCGAGGTATTTTGTTGTATTGGCTGTACCCAAATCGGCACCGTTATTTATCTTTGCTGCTGCATAAGTAGTAGTACCAGTATTAGTGAGTGTTTTTACACTTGTAGTAGAATCACTAGCATCACCTGACGCTTCATCTAATTTCCAGTATGATACTAAGTTATCTATTAGTGCCATGTTAGGTAATAGTTATTATTCCTGCACTTGCGTCAAAATCAACAGTAAAGGTTAATCCAGCACTTAGAGTAAGGGGTGTCCCATAGTCTAAATATCCTATCAATTCATCATTAGTAGCAGTATCATCATACACATAAACGTATTGAAACGGGCCGACACTACCTGAGGTCGTCATAGCCAGATCAGCAAGTACCAACTTATATACTCCACTAGTCTGCGCCGATGAGGTAGTAGTAATTACTCGACTCGATAGGTTTGCATACGAAATCTGTGTGAGGTCAGATAGCTGTGACCAACTTGCTGTGTGTGGGGTATTAGTAAGGGCTACAGTCAGGGTATCAGAACCCAGGTTGAATACTTTTTCTGCTAGTTTCTCGACGAATGAATCTACTTTTATGAAAGTTGCCATGTATTACCGATTATTCTGTGTAAATACCGTCAATCGTCTCTTAGTGTCAGTATTACGATTACCAAAATACTGTTTCATCTTCTGTTCTTCGCGCGCCATTTCTACCGATAATGGCTGAGTATTCGCAAGTCCGAGAGTCAATGCCCCATCATAAGCAGCAGCAATAACAAAGCCACGATGTAATAGTGGGGCTATACCAGGAGATTTGGTGGTGTCGGAAGCTGTAAAGTAGCTAGGGGTACGCTGAAAATAGAACTTTAGTCCAGCTGTCACACTTGTAGATGGTTTCGGGTATAGGCGGATAATATTGTCTGCAATTTTGTCGTATTGTGTTACAACCCCCGCAGGAATTAATGCCTCGTCGAGAGCTTCTTTGATGTCTATCTGGTCGATAGCTTCCAGTTGGCGATATTTACCACTAGCGTCAAGAATATCAATACGGATAAGATTTAGAATTGCATTACCCTGCTCGTCCGTTAAAAAAGAGTAGTCCGACTGGTTCGCAACTAGGTTAGTTGTGCCGATTGGTAATTTAGTATGGTTTGTATCATCCCACTGAAAAAGTCGGTCCGCTCCGATTGCATAGCCGGCGACGGTATCGAGATAGTTATTGACTGAGTTTACAATGTTGCTTGTTGGCCATTGTGTTGAATCAACACGCATGAATTTGCGCACTTGCTGAACTATGCCTGTGTTATTTACTGTGTCTGAGAATGCGATTGACATAATTTAATTGCTATATCCAAACCCCCATAAATGAGGGTCTGAGATAGTCATTAAGATGCTGTAGTAACAGCCACCCAAGTAGTCGTACCGTTGTTCACATACATACGTGTTGATGTAGATGAGCCGTCTGTACGAACGTAGAGTGAGCCTTTAATAGCTGAGATGGTGGGTGCACCTGAACCGAAATAAAGTCCAAGTCCAGTATCTCCAAAAGAGAAAACCTGAGCACCGCCTGCTGTAGTCGCAACTTGTGCGCCAGAGCCTGCAACACCATTGAATTTGTGGTCGAGAGCGTTTGATACTGCCATGATGTTTGTATTAGTTCTTACTGAGGGGATTTAAGGCAATACGCTGGTGGGAACATATTACCCTAAAGCCCCCCAATAAGAGGGCTAGTAAGGTTAGGCGAGAGTGATGTCGATAGTCTGAGTAAGGGTTGGAGTCCAGTGCTTGTAGCCAATAAGACCATAAGTAACAATTTCCATACCTGTCTTTCCTGACACTTTCTTTTCGTCAGTCTTTACTCCGCCTGGCATTGCCACAGTAGAGATTTTCTTTACTCCAGCTACACGGTGACCTGAGTTTGTCCAAGTCTTTGTACCTACAGTAGCGTCAGTAAATGTACCAGTACGTACAACGTAGATGTCAACACCGAGGTAGTTGTCAACTTTACCGTTGTTCATTACGTCATCAGCAGAAACGAAACCGTTAGTAGCACGTGCCTGGATAACACCAACCATGTCAGTGTTTTCAAGTACAACGTACATATTCCCCCAGTATCCCTCAGCGTAACCACTGAGCTGTGATACGATGTTTGAGAAAATAACACTTACGTTTGCTGGGGTTACAAAACCTCCAGCTGGTGTAGTGTATGTACCTGTTCCGTCTTCTGTGAGGTTGTTCAATACAAATTCGTCAATCTTCTTTGCTACGTTGAATGCCATCTGTTCGGTTCGAGATGCAAAGAGGTCGAACTTTGAAAGCATGTCCTGGAAGTCCATGACGTGTTCTGAAACGATAAATTCGTCAGTAACGTCAAGGGCTTCATCAGTAGTTGTGAAGTCAACTGGTGTATAAGTACCTGCGAGAGCCTGTACAACTACAGTTGGAGTACTTCCGTATGGTGATTGAATACGCTTGTTATTTGAGCGGTCAACCTGAGTAATCGCTTCGGTTACCATTGCGCCTCGTAAAAGTGAGGCAATAGTATCTGAGCGGTATTTGTCGCGGTATACGCGACTAGCAATTGTGTTAGCCATATTTAAGGATTAAGTTAGATTTAATCCCACCAGTTCTATCGGCGCTTCATTCGTAGTCGTGCGAGTCGGGCAATGTCCTCCGATGATTCAGGGAGAATACCTTTCTGTGCATCTGCATAAAGTCTGTCATCTGATATTCCGGCTGAGTTAGCCCGGCGAGATGCTCCAGTATTTACAGCAGCGGCAGAGTTTCGCAATTCTGCTTTTTCTGCGAGGACAGTTTTTAGGATATTAGACTTTAGCGCCTCCGATACTGATACTTTGTTGTAATCAGCCCAACGAGTCACTTCGTCCAAATCCTCTTCCGTTTCAATATTTGCTTTGTTCAAGGCGAGCATGTCAAAGTTTGAAAGTTTAAAGTCAGCTTTAGGGGCAACTTTCTTTTCTGTCTTTGCTTTTGCTTTAGATTCCATGATGAGGGATTCCGCCTTTTTTGCGCGAGCCTCCCAATCAATTTCCTCTTCTTCTGGTTCCTCTGCTGCAACTTCTGATACATCTTCCGCGGCTTCTTCTATGTCTTCGACTTCAACAACTTCTTCCTCTTCGTTTTCGTAATTGTCCATACGCTTGGATTAGTGAAGGCATGTTTGATTTCCGCCTACTCGGAACTTATTTATATTATACCACACTCGGTCAGTTCTACTTCGCACTATCTTTTTGTAATCGAGCAAGCACCTGCTCAGGCGTTTCGTCTTTTTTACCGATTAATGTTTTGATTACCTGGAATGAACCTTCAATGTGTCGCACTAATTGCTGACGGGCAGTAACCGCAAGTAGGGCAGCTTCCGGTGACAGTTCACTGATTTGTAACTGTGTCAAAAAATCATTATTAAGATTAATCGGATTTCCTGACGACAATTCTGGATAGAAAATCTTACGAATGGCATCGATTGCCCCCTCTCGGTCCTCAAACATAGCCTTTAATACTTCGATATCCTTTGGTGTCATCCTTGTTTCTGTGCTGGATATTTGCATATTATTTAGTTTGCTTAGTTTGCTTAGTTTTCTTTTTAAGAGCCTCTAGTTCAATGTCGTTGTCATCTTTAACGACTTCTCTTTCCTCGTCAAGAGTAAATCCGTACTTTGCGAACAATGCCGCCTTTTTAGCTTCGTACTTTACAGGATTTTGTGCCTTGTATTTAGTAAGTTGGTCGAGCACTTCATCTTTAGTCATTGCTACTGCACCCTGTCGCATTTCTTCTGCGTTAGGTACAAACTTCTGAAACTTTAATACCGCCATAATTGTTTTTATTTTATTTATTAATTGCATATTAATCCCACCTAGAGCTACTATGGTGTAGCTTGGGGAACGGTAGGAGGGACGCTCTGAGAGAGTTCAGGAGCTGTTGGTGGTGGAGTAGCTTGCATAGCTTGTGTAAGTTCCATGGGTGAGAACACACCAGTTTCTTCAAGTAATTTAGATAGAACCATACGTGCGTTTTCGATGTCACCCATCTGAGCGAGTTTACCGAGTACGTCATTAAGTGTTGCGAGAGTGGCTTGTTTGTCTGACTGTTCGTTTGTAACTTCCACTTCAACCTCCCATTCAAAATCTTTAAATACGTTCTTCCATGTTTGCTCTCCAAGTTCGTCTGGTTTGAAATATCGGTTGTCACCCATAGGCTTCATTTCCTCTGATACTGACTTTTCAGCACTAGCAGAATCAAAAGGCTCTGGAGTTTGACTCATGTCATCATCTTCAAGCATCTTAATAACCTTAGCTACAACATCTTGGTTGTATCGACGCTTTGCTTCGTTGGGAATATAAAGTGAATCAATTTCTTTAATACCTGCATTGTTTAGCGACGCTACAATTTCATCTTTGGTATTGAGCTGTTTCTTTAAGAAAGGAATAACAAACTCTCGCCAAATTTCTTCAAGAGCAAGTCCTTTGTTTTCTGTCATCAATTCAAACAGTGATAAGCCCTGAGCGGTTGTTATCTGAACAGTACCAAGAGCGGTGCCGGATGGTGGAGTGATACCTCGAATAGCATCTGGAGTGCTTGACGCCTGGCTTGCTTGATTCTCCCAATCAACCTTTGAATTAGCTGACGATGTAATATCGTGCGAGTTGTTTTGTAATTGTGTCAGTGGCTGATTGACTTCGTGGTATAAAATAACACCGTTATCAACCTCACCAATATTACGACCAAGGTACGATGGGTCACTTGTTTGGAATACTAATTTAGACGCAAAATCGAGCTGGTCCTTGATGGCCTTTTCGTTGTGGTTAACCATCCACTGAGCTTCAAAAAGGTGTTCTACGGCACCAATAGCCATGACACGACCATCCTCTTTAATGAGGTGGGTAATGTGGTACGGGTTCTTTTCTTTTCCTGAATAGAGCGTGTAATCACTGTATTTCCCATCTTCTGATTCAACAAACGAGCAGATATGTACCTGCTGTGAAAAGTTATCTGATTTCTCTTTGCCTTCATCTTCTCCGTATAGCAACTCGTCTTCAAACTCTCCATGCAGTTCGTATACTTCGATGTAGTCTGATTTTGTATCGACACTGGTACCACTAGACGTTTTACGTGTAACACGATTTGCTTCAATAAGAGAATCTACTTGCTCACGGTTAAATAGTTTGTTCTTACGTAGCTGTGCTGGTGTATAGAAATGCTTTTCGATAATAGGATTGCCGTAAAAATCAATAGCGTCTACAATTAGACGATTCCAGGGAACTACAGTAGTAATCAATTCACCATCAACCTCCACAAACTTAGAAACAGCAGAACCATAACGTGAGAGAGTACGCCCCAAATCATTTAGCCAAACACCAAAATTACTTTTGCGCATCCACTCTTTACTTTTCATGTCAGCAAGTAAAGCTGTGATACGAGCAGAGGACTTAGTGCCTTTGATACGGATATTAGCGCGGTCAATATCAGTAGCACGATACCAAACATTAGTTGCAGCAGTGACAATGTTATAAAAAGGCTTCTCTCGCCCAATAGAATCAACAGAACCACTAGTGTGAACACTATTTAAATACGCTTCAATTTTGTCAATGTTTTCTTTTGGAGAAAAAGAGACATACTCGCTGATTGTAGTAGTACCATTTCGGTAGTCTTGCTCTTGTTTACGGATTATGTCTTGCGCTGTTTCCATGAGTTAATAGTTGTCCCACCAACTATTTTGAATAATGTCTATATTATAACACGGTTACTTTGTGCTATTCAGTTTACCAAGTGACACCTTGAATTGGTTTCCTATTTTAGAACGAGCGTGTTGTCTCTCTGGAGAGTCATCCCCTGCATCTTTTTGTAATTCAAACCATGCTCGGTAAATAATGGTATCTCCAATATCTGGCGAGCGTGATAGTTCAATCTTTGCGTCCTCTTTTGGTCGTATCTTTAGCTTGCCCTCGCTGTCAATGTCTTTTTGTCGGAGTAATGCAGTCAGTTCTTCAATGATTACGTCTCGGTACTGCGGTACGTTCAGTGAGATTTTATGCTCGTTGATAAGTTCTGCTAACTTGAACGCACATTGCGTTTTTAAATTGGAGAAGTTACGTTTTGGTATTAGAAAACTGTCAATTTTACTGTCTCGTGCTCGTATCTCAGAAGCAGTGGGTAGTGCCGTACTGTTAGCAATAAATCCTTTAACACCAAACATACCATCTACTACAGCACCACCGATACCATCTTCGTCGATTATGATATGGGAATAAGGCACATTCTCTGCTCGTGCCATATCTTTGGCTTTTTGGATTGTAGTTTGTGTATCTTGTTTGTGAAATTGCTCTACCTTGTACAACTCTAGTCCGTCCCAGAAGGCAAACACTGTGGTATCTTGACCTAAACGGGCTACGTCAATAATCAGGTATTTATTACCATCCTTTACGATTGAGTTTGTAAAGGAATCAGTAAGTGCATCAAATGAAATTAGACTATCCTTATCCTCATCATAGTCCCAATTACCTTCAAAGAGGCGTTGACGACGCACTATATCCTTTTCATTTCGGAGTGTATCGACATAATCCTCCGGCAAGTATGGATTGTCTGTTACAAGCGCCTGTATGAATTGCCGATTGCGCGCTAATCCTCCCATTTTCCACGGGTCAATAAAATCACGCTTCATCCATCCTTTTTTAGGGTTAGCAGTAACGAGTAATTTCTTTTTGAGGTTGTACTCCTGGTTTTTCCAACGACCAATAGACAGCCACAAGTTAGACTTAGCAGCCTCTGCAATCTCTCCACCTTCTTCTATCCAGCCGCGTGTCATTTGCATAGAACCAAATCTCTCATAAAGAGGGTCTGATGGTATTTCTTTACAAGCAAGTAGGTATACCTTGGAACCATTCTTTAATGTGTAACAGTTGTCCTGTCCGTTAAAGGACATATACTCGTCTATCTTCAATCCCCAGTTTTTGAATACCTCATGAATAGTCGGGATTGTAAATTTACGCAAATCTGTCAGTTCTGCGCGGGCAATAAAATAATGTGTCCCAGGATATATTAAAGCATCACCAAAGATGAGTGAGGCGCCTAGGTATGACTTACCACCACCCTTTCCACCACCATAGAGAATCTCATCGGTAGTGTTGTCAATCCAGGCTTGCACAGCTTCGAGCTGGCGCTGGTTTTTTGTTTTAAATTCCAGTTCCATTATCGTTTGATATATCCTTTAGCGTGTCGGAACTTCCTACACTCTTTATGAAAACATACCTGCTGTCCAGGTTGGACTACTAACGGCTTATTGCAGACGTAACAAGTCTCGACCATATTACTCTTTAATGATTTTCATTCCGGTAATCTCTTGTATTTCAATAGCTCCGCCCTCCTTACCTGTCTGTTCGATGCGTTGACTAAACTCTTGTTTCATACGACGTTCTAGCCACCATTTACTAGTGTCTTTACGTGCGTCATCCATCTCTGATTCTTTAGCTACAGCGTCCATTACGTTGCGCATAGCAAGGATATTTGTTGCATTTTCCCATCCTTGTAGTTTTATCAAAAGGGATTCGTCATCAATAACCCAGTTAGATAATGTCTGCGGTGTCAATCCTATATATTCGCAAGCTTTGTTACGAGAAAGGCCAGCCTCTAAATAAGGCTGCAAACTTTGGATAATGTCAACTCTTTGTTCCTTTGTAAAGGCTTTACCTTGACTCATTTGTATGTATTATACCACACTCTACAACTCTATTTGAACCCACCACTTTATCGAAAAAGTGCGTTGTGTCTCTCGTGACCTTTGGAGTGTGTAAGATAACAGTATGAAATCGAGACACCAGAGAAACGGCAACCTGCGTGGGTGTGTACAGCTCGCGGGCTGGTTAGGACTCTCCATTACGCGTGAAGCTTTGATACTGAGTAATTATTTCAATATCAAATCTGTAAACTCATTTACAGCATCCTAAACAACCAACGAGTACTGTGTGATGTGCCT